GGATGTAGAACGCGCAGAAAAAGCGCCTGGCTCCAGAAACGACATTCTGGCCAAGCGCTTTAACATTCCTATGGAGGGGTATACCTACTTCTTTCCGTATGAAGAAACCCTGCCACATCGCCACCGAGATTACTGGCAGATGCCTTGTGCTCTCGGCGCAGACTTGTCGCAGGGTGATGACTTCTGTGCGTTTACATTTCTGTTCCCAATGGCGAACGGCTTCTTTGGCGTGAAAACCAGAGATTACATTACCTCTTATACACTGTCGAAGCTCCCACAGGCCATGCGCCAGAAGTACGACCAGTTCATGCAGGAAGGAACACTACAGGTGTTTGATGGCACGGTGCTTGACATGATGCAGGTCTATGATGACCTCGATAACTTCATTCAGCAGAACGACTATGATGTCCGGTGCTTTGGATATGACCCTTATAATGCCAAGGACTTTGTAGAACGCTGGTGTACAGAGAATGCGCCGTTTGGTGTAGAGAAGGTCATTCAGGGTGCAAAGACCGAGAGTGTACCGTTGGGTGAACTGAAGAAGCTGAGCGAACAGCGGAAATTACTCTTTGACGAAGCTCTTATGCAATTTGCCATGGGCAACTGCATTGCTCTGGAAGACACGAACGGTAACCGCAAGCTGCTGAAGCGTCGTTCTGACCAGAAGATTGACGCAGTTGCTGCTATGATGGACGCTTACATTGCATGGAAGTTGAACCGAGAGGCATTTGAGTGAATCAAACGACCTTTTGGTAGACTTCGCCATCACCGGTCATGTACAGTTTAGTTTCTTTCTTGGGGCTTTGGAGAGCATCGTCAGCAAGTTCCAGCAGAGGAAGTTCTGTCTTATTAGAAAGCTCGTCGATGGTCTTGAAGAGTTCGTTTTCGACCTCAGAGTATCCGCCTTTGGGAATGGACATACCAATGACCTTTACATCTTTATGCGCATCCTGAATGGTGGTACCGAATGCGCTCAGAGAACGGAGCATACGATTCTTGGAACTGGTGAGAACCTGCTTCATATCGTTGTGAATGTTTTCAAGATAGAGCTTGTTCCAGTTCTGGGAATAGTAGACCTCCATAACGCTGCTCATGACATAGAGCTGCATTGCAAGATCGAGCGTCTGCTTTGCCTGCAGAACAGCTGCACATTGCTCGGAAGGCTTACCGGATTTTTTGGAAGCAATCTTATCTTCCAGCTGGGTGGTATAAAACTCAATGTTCGATACTGCAGCAATTTTGGAATGCTGAAGGTTAGTCAGGGTGGCAGTACGCTGGGATTCACTGAGCATGATGGAAGAAAAGTTGGATGCAGCGTATTTAACAAATGTAAGTTCCGCAATCAGTTGAGAGCGTTTGTCATCGTTCAGAAATTTCAGTACATCGTCAATGCTCTTACGAATTTCAGAAAGTTCAGTGCTGATATGGGCAAGGAAATACTGGCCAGTTGCAAAAGATGCTACAGTGAAGATGTTCATGAGATTGACCATCTCTGTGCCTGCCTCAATAAGAGAAGCAGTACCAACAATGCGGCCATCTCCACCGACCATAACAGTGCTCAAGCCACCTTGTTTCAAGCGCATGAGAACGCCTTGTACACCTTCTGGGAATCGGAGCACATAGGTTTTAGACAAAGCATCGGCAGCGGCAACTGCAGGTGCAAGTTGGAGCAGAGAATTGAGCCGTACACAAGCCTCTTCCGGAAAAGAAAGCTTTTGGAACTGGGAAGTATCCTCAAAGTTGTAGGGGACTTCACAAGGTAAAATCTCGCAATTGAAATCTGCAGGACACAGCTGAGAATCAGACATAGTTTCAGACCTCCTCCACACAAAGGAAAACAAATATTCATGATACCTATTATATCATGGGGGGGGGTACGTTGGCAACAAAAATTAAGAAAAAGGAGGATGAAACTTGTACTATAATGACCAGATTTGGCACTGGGGTGTCAAAGGTATGAAATGGGGCGTTCGGCGCTACCAGAATGCTGATGGCAGTCTAACGGATGCGGGCAAACGTCGCTATTCAACCGATGCGGCTGCAAATGCCAAAAAGAAAAAAGATAACCGTCTGCCCGAAGAGAGTCTTAATGACCCGAATCGTTGGGTCAAAGAAGACCGAGAGCGGACGAAACGTGTAGTCGATTCTGGTAACCAGATGGCTGGTAACTTGAAAACGCTGAATGACAAGTCCATGCGGATTCAGGCGCGCAGAACACCTAAGATGGATCTGAGTAAGATGACCGATCAGGAGATGCGGGAACAAATCAATCGCGCCATGCTGGAAAAGCAGTACGACGATATGTTCAACCCGAAGAAGGTTTATTCCGGTCGGGAAGCCGTCGGCGATACTTTGGAGATTGCAGGAAGTGTTCTGGCCATTACGAGTTCGGCTCTCGGTATTGCATTGGCCATTAAGGAACTGAAGGGGTGAGTAATTTAAAATGGAATTGTATCACTATGGCATCAAAGGCCAGAAGTGGGGCGTAAGGCGTTACCAGTATGCTGACGGCACGTATACCCCGGCAGGACGGAAGCGTTATGGTGTAAGTCAGAACGCAAGCCGAATGGAGCGCATGGCATCCACAATGGAGATGCGAGTAAAAGATTGCGTCAACACTGCTCGAACACAGGTGACGGGGCGGCAGTATGTTGACGGATATCTGAAGAAAGGCACAACGTTCTCGCGGATTCAGACTTCCAAAGAGTTTGAGAACTTTGCGTTCTACGCTACCTATAAGAAGGCTGACAGCGACAAGTACATGGGGCTTTTCGGAAAGAATCTGATGACGCGAGCCAACTATGATGCCAAACAGGCAGAAAAGCAGGCGAACGCTTCCGGCAGCGAAGCTGACTTAGCAACGGCCACTGCTTTACGCGATAAAGCCAACAGCATGAAGGTCTATCAGCTGAAACTGGAAACAGTCAAGAAGTTGAAGGTGCCTTCCGATGAGAACGCCAGTGATATTACGGCTGGGCTGCTGAAAGAGAAAGAGTTCAAGCGGAATCTTGAAGCATCCATTGCGGATTCCAAAGAGAAGATGCGCAGACCTACCCAGCAGGTACTTTTCAAACAGGCAGAGAACGCTTTGAAGAAAGACCCCACTACACTGACCGCATCCGAAAAAGTGGCCATCTATAAGGCTTTAAACCTTTCTCTGACAAATCATAACGCACAGGAAGTGGCGGCACAGAGCCGTTTCTATGCGGAGCTGAGTAAGAAAGGCTACAATGCGTTGCTGGATTATAACGACAAGGATTATTCCAGCTATCATGCAAAGCGCCCGATGATCGTGTTTGATACAGATTCTGTCCGCCTGCAATCGGTGACAGAGACCAATCCGAAGGTCGTGGACAAGCTGTATATGCGCTACAACGCCGAGCGAATTGCAAAAGAAGTGGGAGCAAACACAATCGGCTACGTTTCCAAGCTGGGCAACAAGACGGTTTCGGAGTGTTCTGCTTATATGGAACGTAAGATGAATGACTATTTGAGTTAGGAGGATAAATTATGTGGCAATGGAATGATGGAATCTGTGAGCTTTACCACTATGGTGTACTCGGTATGAAGTGGGGGCATCATAAAGCCAAGGTTTATACGGCAAAAGCAAATCGTGCACGTGCACGGGGTAACATGGGCGATGCACAGATGTATACGGCGAAAGCGCGAAAGGCTACGGCGAAGACAGAACGTCTGGGTGGTGGTAAGGCTGTAAGTCAGCGCGTGAAGAAGCAGTCTGCCGGAAAGACAGCAGCACAGATGGTGCTCTTTGGAAGTTATGGTGCGCTGAAATACAATCAGGCACGCGCCAAACACGCCAGCAGAGGTGAAGCTGCCGCAAAGGCAACGCTTTATTCTATTGGCAATAGCATGACCGGCGGCCTACTGGAATTTCACGAGGACATACAGTCACGCAAGCGCAAGTAAAGAAGCCATGGCAAGGTCACTGAGCAGAGAAATCTGCTTGGTGGTTTTTGGAGGAAAAATTCAAAATGGAGATAAACATTGGCTCCAGGCTGAAACACGCTTGGAACGCTTTTCTCAACCGGGACCCTCCCGGAAGCAGGTATTATGGGGGTGGCTACAGTTACCGCCCCGACAGGATGCGCTTTTCTCGCGGGAGTGAGCGCACCATCATCAATGCCATCTATAACCGCATCGCTCTGGACGCAGCGTCTATTACGATCAACCACGTAAAGCTCGATGAAAATAATCGGTTTGATTCGATTATTGATTCGGGCCTTAATTATTGCCTGAATACTGAGGCCAATGCTGACCAGACCGGTCGAGGGCTGATTCAGGATATCGTGATGACCTTTTTGGAAGAGGGCGTTGCAGCAGTTGTGCCAGAGAAAACGAACTTTGACCCGCGCTATAGCAACAGCTATGAAATCTACTCCATGCGCGTTGGCGTACCTGTGGAGTGGTACCCGAATCATGTGCGTGTGCGATTGTTCAATGAGCTGACCGGGCAGAAGGAGGAAATCACTTTCCCGAAGAAGATGGTGGCTCTGATTGAAAATCCGTTTTACGCAGTCATGAATGCCCCGAACTCTACTATGCAGCAGTTGGTGCGAAAACTGGCCTTGCTGGATGTGGTGGATGAGCAGGCTGGCAGCGGAAAGCTGGACATGATCATTCAGCTGCCCTATGTCATCAAGAGTCCGGCGCGAAGGGAACAGGCTGAACAGCGCAGGGCTGACATCGAACAGCAGCTTTCCGGCTCCAAGTACGGTATTGCCTATACGGACGGCACTGAGCGAATCGTGCAGTTGAATCGCAGTCTCGAAAACAACATTCTGAAATCCATCGAATACCTGACGAACATGGTATACAGTCAATTGGGTGTGACACAGGAGATCCTGAATGGTACTGCGGACGAGAAAACGATGAACAACTACATGAATCGCATCATTGAGCCAGTCATAGCGGCAATTGCAGACGAGTTCAAGCGGAAGTTCCTGACAAAGACTGCCCGGACGCAGGGTCAGAGCATCATGTTCTTCCGTGATCCGTTCCGTCTGGCACCGGTGAGCATGATTGCAGAGATGGCAGATAAGTTCACCCGCAACGAGATCATGACCCCGAACGAGTTCCGGCAGATGATTGGCATGAAGCCCTCGAAGGACCCGAAGTCCGACCAGCTTGCAAACCGTAATATTGCCTCGGCTGACAAGAAGATGCCCATGTAGGGCGAAGAAACTTATGCTGACGAGTAGGGTTACGACTATGCAGATCAGCAGGAAGGAGTGTGAAAAATTCAAAATGGCAATCAATTTCGATTATGACTTTTCCGGTTGGGCGACCAAAGCCAATGTGAAGTGCTTTGATGGCCTGACTATTGCGCCGAATGCGTTCAAGGACTGTGACGGAAAGGTGGTTCCGGTGGTATGGAACCATGACCATAGCGCACCCGAAAGTGTTCTGGGACATGCACTGCTGCAGAACCGTAAGGAAGGCGTGTACGCTTATGTCAAGCTGAACGACACATCCAGTGGTCAGACTGCCAAGGCCTGCGTGGATAACGGTGACATTGACGCCATGTCCATCTACGCAAACGGCATTCAGAAAGCAGGCCGAACCGTGATGCACGGTATGATCAAGGAACTGAGCTTGGTAATTGCTGGATGCAACCCCGGTGCTCTGATCGATGAAGTCGTGAAGCACAGCGCAGATGGCTCCGAAACAGACAGTTCCGAAGCCTATATTTACACCGATTCTGGTCTGAGCCTGAAGCATGGGCTGGACCCGGACGATAACCCGCTGGAGGACGAAACATTGCAGCATTCGGATGATTCCAGCGAAACCGACAAGGACAAGAAAGGAGAAAGCAAAATGGCTGATGCCAACGAGAAGACCGTCAAGGAGGTATTTGATACCCTGACGGAGGAACAGAAGAACGTGGTTTATGCTATCATCGGCTCTGCTCTGGATGAAGGCAAGGGCGGTGAGAGCAACGACAAGGGTGATGGTGAGGAGGACAATACTATGCACCACTGCTTTGAGAACGACAACGGCGGCACTGTGCTGAAGCACAGTCTGGATGACATCAACGGCATTATCGCAACTGCCAGCAAGCACGGCACTCTGCGCGATGCTTTCCTGGATGCAGGCATTACCAGCGATGAGCTGGCCCACAGCATCGAGAACATGGACTACCTGTTCCCGGATGACCACAATCTGGATACGGTACCCCGCATCGTGGACCGCGACCAGACCTGGGTTGACAAGGTTATGAATGGTGTCCATCATGTGCCGTTTGCCCGCGTCAAGGTCATGTTTGCTGACCTGACCGAGGATGAGGCTCGTGCCAAGGGTTACCTCAAGGGCAACTACAAGAAGGAGCAGGTGTTCAAGCTGCTGAAGCGTTCCACCACTCCGACCACCGTTTACAAGAAGCAGCGCTTCGACCGTGATGACATCGTTGATATGTCCACCATGGATGTGGTCGGCTTTGTCAAGAAGGAGCAGCGCGGCAAGCTGGAACACCAGCGTGCGCAGAAAAGAGATGAGAGCACTCGTCACGCCGTCCCCCAGCGCTGTGAAGAAGGAGGACGCATACACGTTGAAGCCCATGATGAGGAAGCTCAGCGCATACAGCCGGAACGCGCGGCTGGTCAGCGCCAGCAGCTGGACATCGTAGCCCACAAAGATGCGCGCCACATAGGGAATGATGACCATAGACGCCGCCGTCATGGTCACAGCCACCACGGCGATGAGGCGCAGGCTCTTCTGGTAGAGGTTATGCACCTCGGCGTGGTTGCGCGCGCCGTAATGGAAGCTGACGATGGGTGCGCTGCCCACGGCATAGCCCACGAACACCGCCACAAACAGGAAGGCAGCGTACATGATGACGCCGTAAGCCGCCACGCCGTTTTCTCCGGCAAGCCGCAGCAGCTGGAAGTTATACAGGATATTGACCAGCGACATGGAAAGGTTTGTCATCAGCTCAGAAGAGCCGTTGATACAGGCATCCCACAGCACGCGGCCGTAAAACTGCGTTCTGCACAGGTGCAGGCGGCTGGTATTGTGGTGGTCGATAAAATAGAACACCGGAAGCACGCCGCCCACCAATTGGCTGATAAGGGTGGCAACGGCAGCGCCCTCCACGCCCCAGTGCAGCATACCCACCATTACCACGTCCAGCACCATGTTGGTGCAGCCTGCACCTACGGTGAACCAGAAGCCCAGAAGCGGCTTTTCGGCGGTGACGAAAAAGCTTTGGAACATATTTTGCAGCGCAAAGGGCGGCAGCGCCAGCATCAGGATGCGCCCGTAGCGCACGGCGTAGTCCAGCAGCTCGCCCTTTGCGCCCAGCAGCACGGCGGCCGGGCGCACGCGCAGGATGCCCC